TTGCGGCAATGGTGAATTGTGCTTGCAAGGTTGCAACACCACCAACTGAACCGCCGCTATCCATGTTCGTATTTTGGCCGATAGCAGTAATTGAACTGTCGGTCACATTGTACAAACGAATTTTTGTCAAATTTGTGTTACGAAAAGGGCTGAAAGCTGTAACGGTATAGGTTCCGGCAGGCAATGTCACTTGATTGGTCGCAAGTGATGCGCTTGTTATTCCATTCACTACAGTTGTGTTCAAGACTCTGGTCGTCCAAGTAGTAGCGACAGAAGAGCCACCATCCGTGCCGTTTGATTGTGTTTCGTTAAATGTGGCAAATTGTGGTGCGACAGCTGCGAAGTTATTGTTCAGCGAACTTGCGGTCAAAACTTCGCCGGCGGTGTATGTGGTGACTGGCATAGTGCTCCTAACTTAGTGCGAATACTGTGTCAAGTGTGGAACTGTCAAGAATGAAAAGCTGATAGACCGTGGTTGGGCTGGTGTAGATCGTCACCTGATGTGGTTGTGCATAGGTGATGCGATGCTCAATGCCTTCTACGAATGATTCTTGTGCGATGACATTGGTGGATGACAAGCCTGTCTGAATTGTTTTCTCGATGTTGATGGTGTCACCAATTTCAACTATTGCGACCAGATCACGCTCAGTTGCAGAGAGCATTTGGAAGCCTGTAGACACACTGGTCAATACTGGGGTCGGATTGGGCTTGATTAGATACTCGGCAAGTGTCAAAGCTGCTGCATCATTATGCAAAAGGCTTTGACCATAAGACACTGACTGGATCAGATACTCGGCTTGGCTTGGCAGATCCTCAGCAACCTGTGTCGCGTTAGAGCCAAGAATCGTGACCGCTGCACGATTGACCACTTTGTCTGCACCAAAATTGATCGTCACACCATCGTATCGAACTTCTGTTCCGTTATCTGAAAACTCAACTGTCGCGCCAGCAATGGTTGGTCCAAGCCTTTTCTGGAATACAAACTTGCCTGATCTGTCCACGAATGCTCTGCCCTGCTCGGCATCAATGATGTTGCTCAAGTAGCCGTTCACATTGGTTCCTTGTGGCACTGTGAATGGTGAAGATCCGCCGAGCGTGGCAACACCAGTCTCAATTGATTGCTCGCCTATACCTTGGAAAGCATCTACTTCTGGTCGCGCAAGCATGTTCACGACTCGAGCAGAGGAAAGCTCTTCGCTCACATTCCACTCGTCAAGGATCGTCTGACTAAGTGTGTATTGAAGATCTATGCAGCCGACCGAAACTGTGTCATAGCCATCAAGACTGAACTGATAATCGAATGACACGATGTAGCCCTGAAAGAGTGACTCGGGATTGCCAAGAGAGTCGTATCGGTAGAAGTTCACGCGCCGCATAGGTGCGATGCCTGGCTGATCGTTCAACGGGTCGTATGTGCCTGCATCCGTGTTGAATGGATTGAACGCGCCATAGGCGATCTGGTCGTTGAGTACAAAGCTCATTGAGCCGGGAGTGAACTGATCTCCGATGTCTCGCCGACCGCGGAAGATCTGCACGCTCAATACTCCAGTAGTCACATCAGCGAAGTCTGATTGCGGTCCAAGTTTGTAGGTCGTGTTATTGAGCACGCCCTTCACTGAGTCGTTCAGACGGAAACTTGAACTATCCCAGCCGGTATCAATCTCGAGCTTGTAGTTGCCTGAGTCAATGACTGGCGTGGTCATAGCACTTCAATTGCTGCCGGACCGTAGGCGCGGTTTGCTGCTTTGATGTTGTCAATAACGATGCGACCGATCTCCGCGCTGGTGGCAAGACCGCCAGAGATGTTGATGTTGTATTGATCGCCACCACGACCAGCCATGATGCCGGCACGCTCTTCTGCGCTGAGCACTGGCGCGCTCACTGCTGATGGGTTCAGGCTTGACACGGTAGAAGAGAACGCTGCACCGATGCCCTTGAGATCAGCGAGCTTGAGGTTGGGGTTTTTGAGTTTCTTTTCAGCGACCGCAATTGCATCAGCGATGCCTTTGACGAGAGCTTCACCTTGAGTTACTCCTGCCTTGTAGAACTGCTCTGCTGCAAGTATGCCCAGAGCATCGGCGACCATGTTGAGTGAGTCCACCATCTGATTGATCCCATTGGGTCCTGTAATCGCTTCTGAGCCACCTTGAATGAGTTCTGTGGCAATTGCACTGCCGGCTTCTTGCCCGGCTTCTAGGACCTTTCTGAGCGCGCTTTCGGACAGACCCATTGACAGCAGTTGCTCAATCTGTTTTCCGAATTGTTTAGCGCCCATGGCTTGCTGGTTGAGCTGGTCAAGAATGCTGGTTCCGGCTTCTTTGGCTGCATCAGCTGCGCCAGATATTGAGAACTCTCCAGTGACCGATTCGGAGACTGTGGTCTTGAAGTCATCGTAGGCTTTTTGAGCCTCTTCGAGTTTGCCTTTTGCCTTGTCAAGTGCATCGCTGAATTGCTTGTCAAGCTCTTTGCGTGCTTCTTCAATCTTTTGCTTCATCGCATCTACCGCACCACCGGTAGCTGTGCTTTGCTTTTGCAGATCTTCAAGATGTTTGCGCGCTTCTTCGGTCAATGGCGGACCGATCATCTTTGCGTTTGATTCAATTTGACCCAGATCCTGTTGGATGCCTTTCATCTTTGCCACATATACAGCCATGGCTGCAATGCCGGCTGCGACTGTGGCGATGCCCACACCAGTCGAAACTTGGACCGCTGTAAAAGATGTAGCAAGTGCATAGTTGATTGCTTGTGTTATGACCGCAGCTGCGCGCCATGCAACCATCGCGACCTTGGCTGCAACGATGGCAGTCGCAAATACGCCGATCGCTGTTGCAAAGCCGACCACAATCGGTGTGTTCTTTTGTGCCCAATTAGCCACAGCAATCAATGCCGGAACTAGCGCATTGACTAATGGCAAGACGGCTGCACCGATCGCTTCTTTGGCTTCATCCATTGCAATGGAAAGCTTCTTGAATTGTCCTTGTGCCGAGTTCGCTGATGTGACCGCTGCGCCACCGAAAGTCTGTGACAGCGATTGCATTACTTGATCGGCTGACGCACCATCCTTGATGAGCTGATAAAGCTCTGGTGATAGTTGCTTGATCGCTTTAGTGTTCCCGCCGTAAGCCTTGCTCACCGCATCCGCTACTTCTTGAACTCCCTTGCCGGTCGCTGCGCTGACATCAAGCACAGTCTTGAGTGCTTCTTGTGCTTTTGCCAGATCACCAGTACCACGGACCAGTGAAGCAAGCGCCGGACGAAGCTCATCATCAGCCACCGCCGCCGACATGGAGAGCGAGCTCACAAACTCTTCATTGGCTTGAATCTGTTTATCGGTCGCGCCGGTAGTCGCTACAAGTTGGCGAGCCAGTTGAGCTTGTGCAGCTTGATCTGCAGCTGCCGCTTTTGCCGTGACGACCAAACCTGCAGCAAGACCAGCGAGCGCTGCCGTTGCCGGCACGAATGCCTTATTGACTGCAAAGCCAACACGCTGGGAATTGGTTTCTAATTTCTTGAACTCCTCAAAAGTTTTTTTGAGTCCGTCACCTTGGAAGTCGGTGATGATCGGGATGCGAATAGCCACTAGTTACCTTCCGATCTTGCAATGGCTTCTGCCAATAGTCGTTCTATTTTCCAGACGAGACCTTGGATCTCATGTTCGAGTATTGACTCCTGGCTTTCAGCTGTTGGATACATGTATCGGGATGCGCGACCCCAATTTAGGTTCAAGTTTTGGATCAGCGTGTTGTTCCATGTGTAGGTGTATTGCTTTCCACCGTAGAAACGCTTTTGTACTGTTCCGTCTTTGGCTTGGTTACGACCTGCCATGTCAAAGATCTGACCCCATGTCTCATTTGATTGAAACACGAACGCGCCAAGAGTCTCGTATTGCGCGCCTTTTTCTAGGTTCTTTTTTCGTGCCCGGCGTGTGTCAATTTTGACATTGATTTTCTGGTCCACTTTGGCTCCGTACCACGGACCGCCTCTGCGCCACTTGCGATACATGCCCGAGAGTGGTGGCTCGCCCGGCACAGCTGTTCGCGCAGCTTGAACCATTGGCAAAGTTATGCGCTTGTAGTCGCGTGTAATTTCTCGGCGTAGTTCTGGGGCGAGTTTGTTCAACTGCTTGAGGGTCTCTTTGATCCCATAAACTTCCAGACCTCTTCTTGCCATGTCACTTCCTGTTTCTCTCTTCTAACACAGTAGTGACAGTGAGCAGGTCGGCAGTGTCAAAGCTTTCATCGTAGAAGCGCGGAGCCCACGAAAGAGCAACTAGCAATTCTGCTAGGAGCCTTCGGTGAGTTCCGCGTGGATAGGGTTTTCTATTTCCTCAGCAATCACTTCGACTGACTCAAGCTTCGCAATGAACTTGTCAAACTCTCCCGGCACTGTGATCTTGGCTTGCTTGCATGCTTCCCAAGCAAGAAATGCCAGATCTTCTACGCCGATGCCGTTCGCCATGTCTGATGCTTTGCGCTTAAACCTGCGTTCCCATGCAACCAGTGTCACCAAATTGGTGGTTACTTCGTATGGGTCTTTGTTTTCTTCTGTCACCTTTAGGTGCAGCTTCATGCTGTCTCGCTTTCGTGTCGGACCGGTGCGCGGTCAGATTATGGGGTTACATCCGTTGTGTAGGTTCCGCCGTTTGCCGTAATCGAAATTGTGCCGAGAGCTCCCAACGAAGATACGACTGGCAGTGAAGCTATGAAGCACCCTGTCAGTGTCATTTTTGGATTGGTAGCTGACTCACTACCAGCGGCTGGCTGAACGGTGATCGTTGTGGTACTGCCGACCAATGTTGAAAGTGTTGCCCATGTCTCCGAGCTGGCGAAGCTGGCGTAGAAGTCGAGTGTGATTGAGTGACTGCCGAGACCCGAAACATACTTTCTGGATGCATCGCCGAAACTGGTCGCCTCGAGTTGATCGTAATTGATATTCACGGTGGCACCGGTGCATTGATCAGTCAGATCGATGCTGTTCACGGTGACTACTGGGGTTGAGAGGTAGGTGCTGGTTGCCATGATTACTCCTTGGATGCTTTCTTAGATTTAGTTTTAGCAGGTTTTGCTTCTTCTGTGGTTGATACTTCTTGCTCGAGGATGAAGCCACCAGCGAGCAGAGCTGCGACATTGATGCCAGCCTTGGGCTGATAGATGTCGCCGATCTTGCCAAGCTTTGGGGATGCGATCACATAGCTCATGCTGTTTGTGCCTGTACTTCAATCATCATCTCGTATGCCGGCAGGACTACGCCACCGACATCAACTGAGGTCGGGCTTCCGGATGTGGCTCCGACATTGGCTGTCATGACCGCGGCTGCCATGTTGAGAATGTTGCCAAGCGCATCAGCGTTGCCCGGACCCATTGAGATGATCTGCACCGGGAAGGTCATCTTGGCAATGTTGTAATTCCACATCGTGAACGATGGCGCGCTGACGAACACGCATGGCGGTCGCAGGTTACGCGGATCAGTCACCACTTGCAGACCGGTAGCAGTCGCAAGTTTTGTGCCTAACGCGCTCATAGCGTTATTGAATAGATCGGTGTAGTTGCTGACAGTCATGCGCAAGCCGGGCGATCAATGCCGAGTAGTTGTTTGATCTGACCATTCATGCCGACCACTGGTGTCTGACCCATGTCTTGATATGAGCTGAACACATCAACTGTGCCGCGACTCTTGTAGAGCATTCCGGCGTACATCACGGTTCCGAGATACACATCTTGCGATGGCACTGTCGTCAGCGAGTCACCTGTGTAACCTGCCTCAGCTCTGCGCCTACTGCAAAACGCGTTCGATGCAGCTGCACAAGTCGTGACGAATGTTTGATCGCCAGCTGTGGCGACACTGATGCCGAGCCAGTCAAGCACATTCTGTGCCGTGATCCATGTGCAGGTCTGTGTATATGTGACCGTTCCGGATGCTGCAACGCGACTGACATCTGATGCTGTCTTGGCATAGAGCACTTGGTTCGGGATCGGAACATTGACATCAAATAGCAGATCGCCTTCGGTGTCAATGCCGAGATACAAATATTCCGGAAGCGCATAGCAAACATATGTGCCATTGAAAGTGCTATCTACTGATGCGACCGTGATGGACTCGCCGACTGCAATCTCGCTCGGTGTGAGGAGTTGCAGTACGGCGTAGTTATCCAGCAGGTACTTATGGGTAACGCTGTAAGTTGCCATGAGCGGATGCTCCGCTCTCGACTAAGCCTGTGTGATCTTGCGGATCATGCTCGAGTTTGCAGCGAATGTTGCTGCATAGCCGAACACGCTCATCTGGCGACCCAAGGTTGAAGGTACTTCAACGCTGAGCAAACCACGATCCTGACGGTAGATCTCGAATGCGTTCTTGTTCATGATGACCATGGTCTTGGCTGCGAACTTGTTGTCCACCACGATCTCAAGACCGAGTGGGTTCATGCCTGACCATGATGCAGCTGAACCTGCACCAAGTGAGTTCTGACCGTTCAATCCCGGTGCACCAAGTGCTGGGAAGATTGGACGCTTCGTGGTGTCTACGAGCTGACCCATGAGAGCCCAAGTTGCTGGGTCCACGAACATGTGAGTTGGCAAGTAGTTAGTTGCTGACGAGATCGTCACTGCTGCATCGTAGATTGACTTCATCAA